GCAAAAACTATGACCTACAAGGCAACCAACAGTGCGCACAACATGACCGTCGAAGCCGCTGAGAAGTTCTGCAACAAACTCCGCGCGCTCGGCTTCCCGGTGGGCAAGTTGCACGCAAACGGAATGGCGGCCTCTGAAGCGGCGGACTACGTGCCCGTCGAAGAACTGGCGCTGGAACCGGGCGAGAAATACAACCTCGTCGCTTTCGCCGGTGGTGATTGGCACAACCTGGCCATGCTGGCGCAGATGTTCGGCGGCGGCAGTGTCGAGGAGTTTAAGCGCGTCTCGGCCGATCTGGCGACCGATTGGCGCTCGGCAATCCTGAACATCCCCGGCGCCGCAAAGGCCATCGAAAAGCTGATCGAGAAGGCATAAGCGATGCGCACCGCATGGAAAGCCATTCTCGCCGCCGCGCTCGGTGGGGCCGCTACGGCGGCCTCTGACGCGCTCATGTTCGACGGCACCACTCACCCCAAGCAACTTGCCGCCAAGGCCGCCATTGGGGCCGCTGTGGCCGTTGCTGGCTATCTCAAACAGTCACCCATCAAGCCGGAATCACCACCGCCCGAGAAGTAGACTCCCACATGCAGGGGAATACATTGGAACAACTCGAACGCATCGCCGTTACTCTTGACGATGTACGCGGGGACGTGAGTGGCCTCACCACGTCTCAGGCTGTTCAGACTGAACAGCTGCGCGCAATCGTTGAACATCTGGCGCGCCTCAACGGCCGCGTCGGTAAGTCCGAAGACCGCCTCTCCAGCCTCGAAAACGACCGGGCCGAACAGCGCGGGGCTTGGAAGTTTATCGCGCTGATCTCCTCGATTCCAGCCTCTATCATCGGGGCCGGGGCGATGTGGTGGGCGAATCACGGGGGCAAATGACTCAGAAATGGTCCATCACGCGAGACTCTGACATGGTGGCGACGCTCCGCCTGGAGAAGTTCGCCAGCGTCAACGACGAGCGTTGGTTGCTCCTGCAATCGGATGAGCACGCGGACAACGCGCACAGTGATCTCGACCTAATCCGGCTGCACATGGCGCAAGCGGTCGAGCGCAACGCGGCAATATTCAAGCTCGGAGATTCCTTTTGCGCCATGCAGGGAAAGTGGGATAAGCGCGCAGACCCTCGCCAATTGCGCGAAGAGTTGCGCGGAGCCAACTACCTCGATGAGCTGGTGCGATTTCAGGACCGGCTGTACTCGCCATTCGTCGCCAACATCGCTGGCATCGGTTACGGCAACCACGAAACCAGCATCCTGAATCACCACCAGACCGACCTGATCGAGCGCCTCATCGACCGCTTGCGGCAGGCCGGGAGCCCGGTCCAGAAGCTCGGCTACACCGGCTTCATCCGGATCAATTGCCAGTACGGAAACACGGTGCGAACGTACCTCCTCCACTTCCACCACGGGAGCGGCGGCGGCGGGGAGGTTACCCGCGGATTCATCGACTGGAACCGCACGCGCGGGATGTACATGGCCGATATCTATTACGCCGGGCACATCCACCGGCGCAACCAGGACGAGAACGTTATCGTCGGGGTGTCCGCGAAGGGCGTATGTGAGCGGCGCCACCAACTCATGCTTCGCGGCTCTTGCTACAAGGACGAGGACGGGCCGGAAGGCTGGCACGTAGAGCGCGGGCGCGCCGCACGGCCCAAGGGCGGCTGGTGGCTGCGGATCACGCCGGAACAACGGCACAATCAGGCGTCGGCTGGTTTCCGAATCGAGGCAATTGCCGCATGAAATGGACCTACAAGCAAGCAACGGGCGAACTGTGGCGCTACGGGAAGATTATCGCCACCGGCTACAGTGGCGCGCCCGGATACATCAACAGCACGGCGTCGGAGGGTCTTCGCAATCGCGGGCCGATCCCGCGCGGGCTGTGGCGCATGTTCTATGTCTACCAGCGCCACCCGCGCCTCGGGCCGGTGGCTATCGCGCTCAAGCCGGAAGGACACAAGGCGCTAGGGCGCTCGGACTTTATGGTCCACGCCGATTCCATCAAGCGGCCAGGAGCAGCCTCTCAGGGCTGTATCATCCTTCCGCATTCCGTCCGCGCACAGATGGCTGCGTGCGTCGGCAAGGGCGGAGACGGCGAACTGGTGGAAGTGGCATGACCCGCGAACGCTGGGCGCTACTGCTGGGCGAGTGGTGCCAAATCCTCGGGATCACCACGCCGCCAACGCTCGTATTCCTGCCGGCGCGCCGAATGCCGCAGGGTGTGGCCATGCTAACCGAGTGGTACTTGGCGCTCGAAAACGGCTGGTAAATCAAAATCAACACGGGCGACCTCGACGACCCGGAGGCGCTGCTGGTCCATGAGTTACTCCACGTCCGCACCGGCTGTACAGACCAGTGCCACGAACCATGGATTAGGGCGCTTGCGGCGGCGTTGGTGGCGCTGAAACGCAACGGTGGTTCCGTTGTGCCGCCCGCGCGGCGGTCATAGCACCGCAGGGGCAGCGCGGGTACCGTAGCGGCGGACCTCCGTTCCGGCCGCCGGTTTTGGTTTTGCGGAGGGCCTGCAGGGAGCGCCCGAGTTCGGCGGTGGCGCGCGTGGCGACCTCACCAAAGTCTGCCAGTGCAGTATTCAGCGCGGCGGCGGGGTTTTTGGGGGTGGTCATCGGGCTACTTCTTCGATTTCATAGTCTGGCTGCCCGTCAGGCCAATCGCCGGAGGATTCCAGCGTAGTAAGCGCGGATTCGGCTTCCTCTCGTGTGGTGAACTCACGGGAGACTTCGGAAAAGGCGTTGCCGTTGCCGAGATCGCCGAATAGCGTCTGGTTAATATTGCAGGGCGTTTGCCCTAAGCCGTGGTTCGTGGCGGTGATTACGTAGGTCATCTCTCATCTCCTCTGCGGGTTATGCCGCCCGCTGGCGTTGGGGTGTGGGGGGTTACGACTTGCGGAGTATCCAGCAGTTATCGCTGCCGCCAATCGAGTGGTAGACCTGGTGGCCATCCGAAAAGTCGGTAGTAATGGCGTCGCGCTTCGCCCCCAGGCGCTTGATGAGGCTCAAGGCTTGCCGCTTGGTCATGATGTCGCCAACACGGGCGGTCGTGCGGACGGTTGTTGAGTTGTGGGTGATGGTGGTCATGGTGTCTCTCCTGTGTTTTAAGCGCGGCCGTAGAACTGGTCGGCGGTGCAGCCGCGTTCCACAATCGCCATGGCGACGAGCAGCATGTTTTGCGGAACATACCAGGCCTTTTCATCTGCGTTCCAGCGGGCTTTACATTCGGACTTCAGCAAGTCTTTGACCGGGTAGGTGTTGCCGTAAACTCGTGCGCTGTTCATACTTTGATATTAAACCAACGCTGCATTACTGTCAACAACAAAATGACCCGCCGCGCATTATTTTTTCTGGCCGCCGCTGACCCGGACAAGCCGCCACCCGCCAGCGAGCAGGCCATGAACCGCTTCGCCGGGCTCTGGAATGAATACGTCGAGCGGCTAAAAATCGGCGTTATCGACCTCAAGCAGTGGCGGGCGGTGGCGCGGGAGTGGGAGCGGTTGCGGTAGCCTTCGCCCGTCGCGCCGCCACCATCTTTGCCGCCCACTCCGCGCGCTGTTCCGGCGTCTTGGCGGCGTTGGGGCCTTTGGAGACTTTCGCGCGCCCGCCGCGCCGTCCGAGGGCGACGGCGGCGGGGTTTTTAGGGGTGGTCATGCGGTCAACCCGCGATACACGGCGGAAAACGAGTGGTTGGGCATGACTGGCAAGCGTCGCCAGCGAGGATCTTCATTCTCCGCCCAGACTTCGCGGATAAACTGATAAGCGGCTTCGACGCTGGGGTACTCGCCGGACTGGAAGGCATCGCGAACGCTGGCGGCTGCTTCGGTTGCTGCGGCGGCGGATATGTTTGGGTTATTCATCTCATCTCCTCTGCGGGCATCACGCCGCCCGCTGGCGTTGGGGTGGGGGTTACTGAACCGTGCCCGTGGTGGGCATAGCGGACAGCGTGAGTAGCGCGGCCATTGCCGCATTGCATTCTTTGCCGCCCCAGGGCATGTATTCCACTTCAATCGCAGAGCCATCGGCGAGCATGGCCAGCGCGTCATTCATGCTCATTTTGAAATACCGCATCGGGCAGGACTTGTACGAAATGCGGTAGGCGGAACGCTTGCCGTTTTTGTCGGTGCCGAAGGCGATTTGGGTTTGTTGTGCGCTATTCATACTTTAACTATAAGCGCTTATCGTTCTCGTGTCAAGTCTTTTGTGAGAAAAAACACCATGAAAAAACTATTACTTTTCCTTGGCGCACTGGCGCTTCAGGCCCAATCGGTCACGCTGTCCGACACGCTCACCAGCGCCGTCGGGGGCGCCGCCTACACCGGGCGAATTACGGTAACCCTGAGCGCGCCGGGCAGCAGCCAGCCGCTCTACTACTCGACCACCTCCCTAGGCGGCTGGCAGTACATCCTCTGCGTTGGCGTCACGGGCTCCGATTGCAGCGCGACGACCGCGGCTGGCGTGGTGACAATCCCCCTCTACGCCAACTCGACCATTACCCCGGCGGGCACCTCCTACGCGGCGCGCTACACCCCGGCGAAGGGTGCCGCATGGTCGGAAACCTGGACCGTCGAGCCCGGCGATACCAAGCTCTATCAGGTGCGCTCCACGACCGTGCCATCGCCAACGGTCATGTTCCAGCCGTCGCAATTGACGGCGGGCGGGGCGTCCAACGGCAACTGCCTAGTCTTCGATGGCACCGTGTGGGAGCCCGCGGCCTGCGCCTCTGGTGGCGGCTCTGGAACCGTTACGAGCGTGGCGGTAACTGTCCCATCAATTCTGAGCGTCACCGGGTCACCCATCACCACCAGCGGCACGCTCGCGCTTTCGCTGGCAACGCAGACGGCCAACCAAGTTTTCGCCGGGCCAACCTCGGGCGGCGCCGCAACACCAGCATTTCGAGCGCTCGTATCTGCCGACATCCCGGCCAACGCCGCAAACACGAGCGGCAACGCGGCAACCGCTACGGCGCTGGCGGCCAATGGCACAAACTGCACGGCTGGAAGCTACCCATTAGGCGTGGACGCCTCCGGCAACGCCGAGGGTTGCACAGTTGCCAGTGGTGGCGGTGGCACTGTCTCATCGGTGAGCGTCACGACCGCCAACGGCGTCTCCGGCAGCGTGGCAAACGCTACGACCACCCCGGCCATCACGCTCACCCTTGGAGCGATCACGCCCACAACCATCGTCGCATCAGGGGCGATCAGCGGTTCCAATCTCAGCGGCACCAATACGGGCGATCAGACCACGATCACGGGCAACGCCGGGACCGCGACGGCGCTCGCGGCCAATGGGGCTAATTGCAGCGCTGGTCAATTCCCCCTTGGCGTCGATGCGTCCGGGGCGGCGGAGACGTGCACGGCGCTCCCCACGACCATCGCGGGCACGGCGAATCAGATCACGGCCAGCGCTTCGACCGGCGCCATCACGCTATCTATCCCGACCAGCCCGACGCTTCCCGGTACGACGACGGGCACATTCAGCGGCAACCTGACGGGGAACGTGACCGGCAACGTCTCGGGCTCATCCGGCAGCACGACGGGCAACGCGGCCACCGCCACGGCGTTAGCCGCCAACGGGGCAAACTGTTCGGCGGGGAGCTTCCCATTGGGCGTCGATGCGTCCGGGGCCTCCGAAACCTGCACAGCCCTCCCAACCACGATCAGCGGAACGGCCAATGAAATCACGGCGTCGGCGAGTACGGGCGCGGTAACGTTGTCGCTGTCTTCGACGGTCAACCTCAGCGCGAAAACCCTCCGCGTTCCCAACGGCATCTTCCTTCCCGGCGCCTGCACCGTCGGCGACGCCTACATGGACACGGACGCGACAACTGGAAGCCGCTGGTACCTGTGCGAGTCCACGAATACCTGGGTGGCGCAGGGAGCGGCGTCTGGCGGGAGCGTGCTGCGCACCACCTACGCCTCTCTTCCGGCGTGCGGTGGAAGTAATACCAATTACCAATACGTGTTAACTGACTCCATTTACAGTGCCCATTGCAATGGGTCCAGCTACGCCTATTGGTCTGGGCAGAAGTACATTCCGACTCTGCCGTGGTCGAACGGAACCACCTTCGGGACCGGAGCCACTGTTACAGCCACCACTGGCAGTGTGTTGTTTGACGCAGGATCTCCGACAGGTGGAGACTCTATCCGCGCCGCTATCAAAGCCATCCCAACCGCACCGTACACGATCATCCTAGACTTTGATATGTCTCAGGCTGGAGCCGTTGGTTCGTCGTCATGCGGGCTGGTAATCACGGACGGAACCACCGCCGCATCGAACAAAGTCATTACGCTGATGCAAAGCTACATCGGTTTGAACATGACCAAGCTTACGAACGCGACGACCTGGAACTCAAATTACATCGCCTACGCACAGGCGACTTCGCGCAATAAGTTTAGCCTTAGGTTAGTGGACGACAATACCAATCGTACGTGGTCAACCTCAACTGATCGAATCAACTGGACGCAGGTATCCCAGCATTCTAGGACCGATTTTCTGACCGCCAGCCATTACGGCTACGGGTGCAATATGACTGGTGTTTCCGGTTACGTAACCATGGTCGTGGAGGGACTTTATGCACAGTAAACGCGGCGCTGCCGCCAGGAGTGAGTAATGCTACTTGCCACCGTCCTCCTCGTCTGGCTCGATGCCATCAACCCGCCCGCGACGACCTACCACGCCTACCGGGCACCGGGCGCGTGTTCGGACGCCTCGCGCTTCGAGCGCGTCAACGCCGCGCCGCTGGCTGTCCGCACCTACCAGGACACTCCTACGCCGGGAACCTGGTGCTACCGCGTCACGGCGCTGGCCGGCGCCATCGAATCCGCCCCTTCCGCGCCGGTCACGGTGCTGGTGCAACCCGCGCCGCCTACTGGGTTGACCGCGGCGCCCGCACCCGTGGCCAGCTCGCCCCCGTGACTGGTAATCCCGGATGGAGTCGTAGGCCGCTACGGCCGGAAAGGCAATACGTTCTACTGGCCGGAGGGCATCGCCGATCCAGTCATCACCGGGACCGGCTGGGGGCTGGTGCGGGGGTTGGATAAGGCACCGGCTGGAACCACATTTCACGACATCAAAGCCGCTTCACCGTAACTGGTGGGGCGGCTTTTTGCGTCTCGGGTGCTATATAGCGGTTTGTTTGCGGCGCGTGAGGTTTAGTGTTGACCGGCGCGGCGGGCTGGGTTACCTTTGGTTTGTGAGCAACACAGGAACCACACAGGAAAAACGCAAGGCGGTTCAAATCACGATACTGCCAAGCGTTCGCAAGGACATCGTTAAACGGGCCAAGGAGCTTGGAACGCACCCTGGGCGTCTGGTCGAGTGGGCTTGGGGTGTTGCGAGCAAGCGCGAACCGGAGACGGAACGCGCTGAGTAAATAGACCCCGCAAGCCGACGTGGGAAGGAGAGGGAGCAAATACTATGCAGAAGATGTCAGACAGTGAGCGCCTTGACGCGCGAATCAGGGCACGAAAAGCCGTCTTGGAGAACGTGGCGAGCTTCCATCGTTTTTGGCACGAAAAGAGGTATCTGGCGATGGGCGATGAGAAGCTGTCACTGCCTGAGTACCTTTCCGCGTGCGTGCAGGACGTGGAAGTGTTTTTGTGGCTTGAATGGCAGCGCGATATAGAAGCGCGCATAGAGGCATCACAGCGGCTACAGGTCGAGTTCAATCGAGCATCGGCGATCTAGCCAGTAGCCACACATCACAACCGCGCCCATGCCAACGGGCAAAAAAAGAAAGGGAGTATATGACAAATCAACTCGGTACCGGACGGTACCAAAGCAACGCCGCCGCGCTACCGCTGCCAGCCGGGGCAAAGCGCGCGGGGGAACTGAACGACCGCTTGATGAAGCAAATGGACGCCGGTCCGGCGTATCACGACCTCTGGACGCGGGCCATTCGCGCCAACGATCGCGGCGACTTTGACGCGGTTGAGGTGCTGCTGGAAGAGGCGCGCGCCATGGTTGAGGATAACGGAGGCGCACTGTGAAGCCGAACGCTGACGAACTGCACGCCGCTCTTTGCCACGACTATTGGGGCGCGTTGCGGTCGATGAAGCGGCGCACTGGCGCGAGCTGGGATGCGGTTATTGCCGCGCTGCTGGCGGCTGGCGGTGCCGCATGATCGGCTGGGGCGGCGGGCCGGAAGACCTGCGGACGCTTCAGCGCCGTTCGGATCTGATCGCGGCGGCGGCCGCGCTGGTGTGGGTGGTGGCTTGGGCGGTGACGCGATGAAGGTGAATCGTATTTGGTACTACCGAACAGCCGCGCGCCTGACTCAACAGGCATTTGCGCAAAGCCTGGGCCTCGCGATTGCCACTGTAGTGAGGTGGGAGAATGGCGTCACGAGTCCTGATATTGCTGGGGAGCGAAAGCTCCTAGCCCATTGTGAAGCTTATAGGCTCGCCTATACTTGCCCGATTTGCGAGGTGACGCGATGAGCGGCCAACGGCGGGCGAATTGGCGGGCGGAAGCAGAAGGAATTGGCCGCGACGTGGAAGATCGGCTGATGCGACGGATTGAAGCGCTGGAAATGAGCGTGGAGGCACTGTCGCTTGCGCAAGACGGAAAGTTACTCAGTCTTGTTGATGTGCAGTCCAATCTGCGCCGGCTACGGTTTTCGCTCCTCGGTTTAGCTATCAGCCTCTTGCTGGTGATTGTCGCGGTGGCGGTGACCCGATGAAAGCGCTGTATGGGGTACTTGCAGCCGCGAACGCCATTGGCGTTGGACTGAACCTGCGATCTGTGGTTTGGGGGATCGCGAATAACGCGCCGTGGTGGGTGAACGCCTTGGCCGCTTTCGCGCTTGCGGTCACAGCGGCGGCTACGATCCACTGCTTTCAATCGGCGGTGAAGCGATGAGCCGGCGCCGCGACGATACGCCGGAGACTCTCATGCTCGCGCTCTGGCTGTGCTTTGCGCTAGCGATTGGCTCGTGGGTTTTGGAGGTGCTGGCATGGTGAGAGATCCGAGGAAAGACCCGCGGCCGGGAGATATAACGACGTACAGCGAACCAGGGCTTACGATTCTCTATCGAGTGACCCGGCTACATGGTCAGCTGGTCTACTTTTCCGAGACGATCAATGGATCAACCACTGAGTGCGATACCTACGTGGAAGACTGGATTGCCGGCTCAGACACAGACGAGGTGCTGCATGTCGAAAGCTGACGCCACATTCATCAACTCCCCCCGCTTCGACGCGTTGGCGGCGCATGTGCCGGAAGTCTCGCAAGATCCGGCGCAACGCCAAGGCTTCATCGGCGGGACCGATATTCAACATGTGCTCGGCCTTGAGCCCTACGGCTGCGCGCGGCGGCTGTGGTATCAGAAGACCGGGGCGCCGCCTGATCGGGAATTTCGCATGACCGGGCCGATTGTGGCCGGCAAGCTGATGGAGGACGGGATCGCGGAACTGGTCGCCGAAATGCGGCCAGGCTGGAAGATCCGGCGCAAGCGCGCCACGGCCAACGGCCACGAACTCCAGCGGGTTGACCGCGCCATCGTCGGGCAGGAGCGCGGGCCGGGCGTGCTGGAAATTAAGACGGTAAGCGACCGGGCTTACTGGGACTGGAAGCGCGACGGCGTGCCGCCGGGCTATCTTATGCAGGTGCAGTGGTATATGCGCGTGCTCGGCTGGTCGTGGGCTTGCCTCGCCGCGCTGAACCGGGACACCGGGCAGCTTCACTTGTACGAGATCGAAGCGCGGCCGAAACTCATGGCGGCTGTGGCCGAAAAGGTCGATTGGTTCATGGTGCACCACGTAGACCAGCGGACGGCCCCGGCATGGCTGGAGGAGCGCGACGGGCGCTGTGAGTCCTGCCAATGGGAGCCTAGCTGCCAACTCGACGAGTGGTCCGCGGTCAGCGACCAGGGGCTTGTCCAGATCGAGGGCTTGGCGCCACTGGTGGCGGAATACCAGCGGGCGAAGGATCTCATCAAGCGGGCGGAGAAAATGGCCGACGTTCTCCGCACGGGCGACGAGGCCGCGGAGGACGAAGCGCACCGGCTTGGGATTGAGGCGCTGATGGGCATTAATGAGCAGGCGGCGGCGGGGAACGGCGAGTATGTGAAGTTTCGGGTGGTGGAAACCTCGCGGGTCGATACCGACGCGCTGAAGACGAAGTACCCGGACGCTTACGTGGACGTGTTGAAGCGGTCGGTGAGTCGGCCGTTGCGAATTTTCAAAATCAAGGGAGCAAAGTAATGAGTACGACACAGCCATCGGCGCAAGCCGTGGAAATGAATCAGGTTCAGGAGATGGAGCGGATTGCCACGCTATTGGACCGAGTGACAGACCAGACGATGCGCCAGGAGGCCGAGCGCATGTTACTCGACCGGGCGCAAGCCTACCACGTCCGTAAGCGGCCGGGATGCCAGAATCAGGACGAGGTGCAAATGCGGATTGCCGCTGGGCGCCCGTTTGGGCTTGACCGGGACACCTCACTGAATGGCTTCGATGTGATTCAAGGGGTGGTGGCGATGCGGGCAAGCCTCCGCGCCGGGCTCCTCCAGCGGGACGGCTGGCACTGGCTTTTTGCGAAGCACGACATGATTGAATGTTCGCTGATCGCCACCAAGGACGGGCAACCCTATCTTGACGCTGGCGGCAAACCTCATGTCTTCACCTACACCATGGACGACGCGAAGCGCGGCAAGCTCGACGGCAAGGAAAACTGGAAGATGAATCCCATGGACATGCTCTTCGCGCGGTGCATCACGCGGCTTCAGCGGCGCGTCTGCCCGGCCGCTACGCTCGGCATGGATATTCCGGACACGACCGAACCGGTGACGCTGGAAATGGTCGTGCAGGAGACGGAGCAGCAGCGCGTGGCGGGTAAATCGGCGTCTGCGCTCGACGCCCTCGAAGCCGAACTGATGCGCGAACCCGTGGCGGTGGCGAATGTTTGAGCATGGCGCGTGGTACACGGGCAGCATCGTCGCGGTCGAGTACATCAAGTCCGAAAAGAAGGGCACGCCGGGCCTTCAGATCACCGTCGAAGTGTCCGACCGTGGCACGATCACGGGCGTCTGGTGGTTGACGGCCTCGCTTGTGAATAATCCCGACGACAAGGCGGCAAGCAAGGTTCCGCAATGGGAGGCGGCGCAGATCCGCTGCAAGCAGTTTGGGTGCAATCAGGAAGGATTGGTCCACCCGGAAACGTGGCTGCTTCACATCCAAAAGACGCTGATCGGCCAGCAAGCGTCAGTGATGGCCGAAGTCAACAACTACGGCGACACGTCCGCGCAGGTGATTTGCAAACCGAAGGCTGGCGGTGGTGGTGGATTTGCGCGGGCGTCGGCATCGGCATCCCCGTTTGCTGCGCGGCCGGCGAACTCGGACCCATTCGCGGTAGGAGACGACGACCTGCCCTTCTGATCCCCGTGGGCAACCGCCCGCGGCCTGCCGTTCCAAATTAGCGCACGATCTCGGAAATCCGCGCGGGACGGCAGACCGGGCGCGAAAAGCTCCCAGAAAAGAGGTAGTCCGTCACGAACCACTGAAAACCTGTTGGATGGATTTGAATTCTAGGCGGGCCGGGGAGTCACTGGCCCGCTGAAAACAAAGGAGAGATATGCCACGCGAAACATGCCATTGCGGAGAGTGCCACCAATGCCACCGACGCGCGTATATGGCCGCGTGGCGATGGCGGAAGATCCGTGGGCCGCTACCTGCAGCATGGGCGGCGCAAGCGCGGACGGAAGCCTGGCAGTTGCAACGGTATATCTGCCCGTTGGCGGAGTTGGCGAAGTACCAATTTGGCCGCAAGACGACGCGGCCGGCGGCGGAATAGGAGAGGGACATGGAAATAGCAACGATTGGACTGTTTTTGCTGGGCGGCGGCGCCTACCTGCGATGGAAGCCCACGCGGGCGCAGGCGTGGAACTACATCGCGGCCTGGGCGGCGGAGAATCGGGACGCGGCGATCACACGGGAAGCGCGGAAGCGCGAGTATCTAGCGGCGGAGGTGATCGCGGCGGCGGAGCGGGAGCGCGACGAGGCCCAGGCGCACGCCGAAGACCTTCGCGGGGCGCTGGATCTAGCGCGAGTCCAGTTTGATTGGGTAAGGCAGAACTCAAAACCGCCCGTCAACGGCTACTCTGAATCGTCGATGTGGGCGGTGGTCGTAACTGCGGGTAGAGATGCTTCGTCCGCCCTCGTCCGCACCCCACCGCAGTCGCTGGGACGGATTAAGGCGAAGGCGTTAAAAGAAATGGCGCGGCTCTTTATGGCGACCGCGAAAAGCGAATTGAGCTACCACAACCGAGACTTGGCGGCCCGGTTCTGTAACGCCGAAGCCGACCGACTGGAGGCCACCAATGGACGCTAAACGGCTGGAGGCCCTCGTATACCGCTGCAACGAGGCCATCGAAGACACGAGCAATGGATTTGGCGCGTATTTCGATTCGCAGGACATCGCCGACCTCGCCCGCTGCGCGGCGGCTTGGGCGAAGGTGGAGCGGAGTAGCAACCCGATGATTGAACGCCGGAACTGGCCGCAAGGGGCTAAGTGGTATTTTGGGCCAGGTGGCCGATCTACTGGTAGCGGCCCCACCGCCATCGCCGCCGTTGAAGCCGCGCAGGAGGTGAAGCTATGAGCAGATATTTCAAGATGCCATCTCCGCAGACGGTAGAGATTGCCGGGGTGAAATGGAGAGAGCATTACCAGTGCTATATGGTGAAACTAGTCGGAGTGCTGGAGTTGTCGTTTACTTACCGCACGGGGTTATTTGACGTAATGGCAATGGGCCAGCTTATCGGTGCCGCTGACAATGTGGAAGCGGCGGCTCAGATGGCGATTGCCGAAGCGCGGCGGATAAACGCGGCTCTAACGAAGCGACTGGCCGATATACCGGAGGTGACCGATGCGAACAAAAGCTGAGGCGCTGGCGAATCACATCAGAAAACGTGTGGCACTCCGCGCCATCGAGCGCAGAAAGGATTGGATCGCATGAATTGGACAAGAGCGCACGATGCATGGATTGCCGAGCACTGCGAGGGACTGGAGGTATCGACCGAGTTTGGCGCGGAGCCGCACGAGATCCGTTTTTACGGGCCGTGGAAGCCCGTCGCCGCCTACAATACCGACCCCGCCGCCTGCATCCGGGCGGCCGAGGCGTGGCGGAAGAAGCTAGTTGGTCGGTCATACCGCGTGTTTTCGGCCATTGATCACGCAGATAACTCTGAGCCAGAAACAGCCTATTGCGATGGTCCATGCCGCTCTCCGATAAGCTCCGCTGAAGGACCATTCGGCCTCGCCCAAGCACTCTACCGTGCCAGTGGAGGACCAGTATGAAGACCATGAGACTCACCCGAGCCGAATCCATCGCCTACGCCAACGGAGAGCGGCGGTTCTGGCGGGCGGGGCGAGTAACTATGAGCCACACCATCAATCACCCGCAAGGTCACCCGCGCCAGTTGGTCCACTTGTGCCCCTACGGCCAGCCCGGCGACCTGGTGAAGCTGTCCGGTGGCGAAGTGGTCGAGGGCGTCTTTATGCTCACCGCCATCACCGTCGATCAGCGCGACGGGCGCTGGGGCTGGGTTGTGGAGGTGGGGGGCATGACGTTTAAACCAGAGCCGTATGTACTGGAAAACGAGGAAGGAATTATGGGAACCGAGGACGACCTGTTTTTATTCTTGAGCCTTGAAGCGGCGCAGCGGCATGCCGACAAATACCCGGCGAAAAAATGGAAGCCACGTTTAGTTGGCGTGCTTGGCTTTACTGGAGTATCCCGATGACCCCCGCACGCGCGGCGGAGGTGCTGCGGTACAAAAAGCTGGTCGGCCCGGACGACTGGGACGCGGCGAGAGAGATGGGCGCTGAGGCGCTGGAGCTGCTGCAGTGGTGGTTTACGGAGGCAAACGAGCCACAACGTGAGGCAGTCAGAAGGCAACGCGATCAAGAGGGCACGGAATGGACTAGCGGCCAATGGATAGCAGTGGCGCGGGCCGAGTGGGAGAAGGAGCGCCGCGCATGACCCGCCAACCGCCGGCCCTCGCCCGCATCGCCGAACTGGAGCGCGTCTACGCCGACGAGTACCCATCGGCGCCGCGTGAGCAGCGGAAGCGCTGGGCTGTCGAGGGCGCACAGTACGAGGCCGATGAACGGGACGCAATAAAGAACGAGCAGTAATCCCCGGTTTGCCGACACGGGGGGAGGAAAGGGAGTAAAAAGTGTGGCTGAAAGTACCACGATCAGTTTGTTTGCCGGCGCAGGAATGCTTGACGTCGCCGTCGATATCGCTACTGGAGGAACTTGCACGCTCGTCCGCGTGGAGAGGGAAATACCTGCGGCCGGAATCCTGGCGGCGCGTGCTGAAGACGGGAGTATTTCAGACGCTGCTATCTGGTCTGACGTGCGAACCTTCGGCGGCCGCGCGTTTAATGGCCGAGTGGACGGCATCATTGGAGGCTTCCCATGTACCGACCTGTCCGTGGCCGGACGACAAGCCGGGCTCGACGGAGACGCCAGCGGACTGTATTTCGAGTACGTCCGAATCATTCGCGAAGTTCAGCCCAGATGGGTCTTTATTGAAAACGTCCCGCCAGTTCTCGCTTTTCCAACAGGAGGAACCGTACTGCGAGAACTTGCCGCGCTCGGGTTCAATGCGGAATGGGGAACTATTCGAGCGTCCGATGTTGGCGCCCCGCATCGACGCGACCGGGCTTTCATCTTGGCTTACGCCACGGGCGGAGCAATTCGAGGAGAAATCCGAGACGTTTGTGAAGCGCATGGGGGATCGCGGGGACCACTGCTTTCAAGGGCTACCATCGCAAGCAACGGCATGGCCTACGCCCCGCAGCGAGGACTCGGAGAGTTGCGGGAACCATCCGGGCGCGGTGGACTCGCTGACGGGGGCGACTCGGCAGTGGGCAACGCCGAATTGCCGGGACGACCACAACCCGTCAACGCCGGATTCACCACGGACGCAGCGGAAGTTGGAGCAGGGCTGGACCATCGACCTGAACGAGCAGGCGGCGTGGTGGCAGACGCCAGCTACGGACAGCTTCCGATGTCGGGGCGGGGACCGGAAGAACGAGATGGGGTTGGATCAGCAGGCGCGGACATCGGATTATTCCCACCAGGACCGGGAGACGCCGCAGCATGGCAGCGAATCCTCGCCGAGTTCCCCGACCTCGCGCCGGCGGTTGAATCCGAACTTCGTGGATTGGTTAATGTCGCTGCCTCCAGGGTGGACCGATTACGCGCCGGTGGAAACGGCGTGGTGGTACTCCAGGGTGCGTATGCGTTTAGAGTCCTTGCTGAACGCGCGGGGCTGAAATTCTAACACCAGGCCAATGCCGACGGCCTGAAAACGAAAGGGAGCAAATGAGAAAGAAATGGACAGCGGGCGACCCATGCCCGAAATGCAAAGAGCCCGTATGGGCGGAATCCGACCGATACAAGCCGGGGCGCAGTATCTGCCACCCGTGCGGGAAAATCGAGCGGAACAACGAACAAGCCGCCGCGCGGGCGAAAACTGCGCAACCTTGCCGGGTGTGCAACTGCGTGCTCGTCGGAAACGACAAGCGGCACGCGGCGTGCAAGCCATGCAGGATGACGGCGGCCGCGGCGGCCAATGCGGAGCGGAAATGCCCGTGCGGCGCCAGCATCGCGCATCGGAGCAAGAACGCGCGGTTCTGTGATAAGTGCTCGTCGCGGCAGCGGGCGAAGGGCGCAATGGCGGGCGGCGTTGCGGCGCGGCGGAAGTTGACGAAGGAGCGGTTGCCGGAGGTGGTAGCGCGGCCGGTGGCGCAAGCGTGGCCGGGGCTGCGCGGGCCGGGCGGGGAGTGGGAACACGGGGTTACCAGCGTGCAGGGCTGGGCGACGTTGGATGGGGCGCGGGTGTGAGCGGCTACCGTACATTTCTTGACGGCAAGCACGTTCAGCCGCAACCATCCGGACTTTCCGGAGAGTTCGACTTGAACGGCAAGCTATTCGGCTTCCAAAAGCAGAGCATCACGCGGGCGCTGAACGCTGGCAAGTTCGCACTATTCACAGAGTGCGGGAGCGGCAAGACGGCAATGCAAGCGGAATGGGCGCGGCAGGTCTGCCAGCATACGGGCGGCGATGCGCTGATATTGGCGCCGCTGGCGGTGACTGCGCAGACCGTAGCGGAAGGCGCGAAGTTTGGCGTTGAGATCACGCAATGCCGGAGTCAAAAGGACGTGAGGCGCGGTGTGAACGTCGCCAACTACGACATGCTCAAACATTTCGACGCGGGCCACTTCGACGCCATCGTACTGGACGAGTCAAGCATCCTAAAGAACTTCACCGGCGCAACGCGGAGACTCCTGCAAGATTCGTTCGCCAACACGCCCTATAAGCTGTGTTGCTCGGCTACGCCGTCGCCAAACGACCACATGGAACTCGGCAACCACTCGGAGTTCCTCGACATCATGAGCGGCGGGCAAATGCTGATGCGGTGGTTCCTGAACGACACCATGAAGGCGGGCGGCTACCGGTTGAAAGGGCACGCAGAGGCGGACTACTGGCGCTGGGTGGCGTCGTGGTCGGTGTGCCTGGAAAAGCCGTCAGACCTCGGCTTTTCTGATGACGGGTGGGTGATGCCAGCGCTCAACATTTATGAGGAGATCGTCTCCGTCGATCAATCCATCAACGCCAACGGCCAACTGTTCCGGGTGGCGGACGTATCAGCGACGGGACTGCATCGCGAGATGCGGCTGACGGCGCCGGCGCGGGCGGCGCGCGTTGCCGAGATCATCGGCGACTCGAAAGAGCCGTGGTGTATCTGGTGCAACACCAACTACGAGGCGGACGAACTAATGCGCGTCATCGATGGGGCCATCGAAGTCCGCGGCGACGAGCGGACGGAAGCGAAGGAAGAGAAGCTACTGGGGTTTACTAACGGCGCGTTTGAGCGCATCGTCACGAAGCCGTCAATCGCCGGGTTTGGCATGAACTGGCAGCACTGCAATAAGCACATTTTTTGTGGGCTGTCCTATTCTTACGAACAGTTTTACCAGGCCGTGCGCCGGTCCTGGCGCTTCGGGCAAACGCGGCCGGTTGACGCCTACATGGTCATCGCGGAGACGGAAGGCCCCGTCCTCAAGACGATCCGCGAAAAGCAGAAAAAGCACGAAGAAATGAAAGCGGCCATGGTTCACGCGATGGCGGCAATTCAAAACGGGACCGGGCGGCGCCAGCTTGCGTCGGCCATCGGCACAAAGCAAATGAATCTTCCGAGGTGGATCTAATGGTCGAGAATTTCAGCATTTTAGACGAGCGGCACGGCCGCAACTGGGCGCTCTACAACGGCGACTGCTGTGAAGTCATCAAGGGTATACCCGACGAGTCGGTAGACCTGACGGTGTTTTCGCCGCCGTTTTCCAGCCTGTACACCTACTCGGACAGCGAGGCCGATATGGGCAACTGCGCGAGCGATGAGGAGTTCTTTGCGCACTTCGGATTCCTTGCGCCGGAACTACTTCGCGTGACGACGACGGGGCGGCTGTGCGTGATGCACGTCAAAGACCTGCCGACGTATAGGAATAGCGACGGAGCCAGCGGCCTACGCGACTTTCCCGGTCAGTGCATCGCCGCCATGGAGCGCGCCGGGTGGACGTTCCATAGCCGCGTGACGGTCTGGAAATGCCCAGTCACAGAGCGGGAGCGGACGAACAACAATGGGCTACTCCATAAGACCGTCATGCGCGACTCGTCACAGATACGGCAGGGCATGGCGGACTACGTGCTGGCGTTCCGCAAGACGCCGCCCGGTGACAATCTCAGCACGAAGCCGATTGAGCGGCCGAATGGGTTCGAGCGGTATATCGGCGACCCGGCGCAAGATCCGCGCGAAACTGACCAACACCCGTCAAAGTACGCCCGCAAAGGCCGCGACGGGCGGACAAGCGTGGAGATTTGGCGGCGGTACGCGGAGCCGGTTTGGTGGGACATCGACCAGACGGACGTGCTGAACTTCCGCATCGCCCGCGACGAAAAGGACGAGAAGCACATCTGCCCGCTGCAGCTCGGGTTGATCCGGCGCTGCGTGGAGCTGTGGTCTGCCGAGGGCGACGTGGTTTTATCTCCGTTCGCTGGCGTTGGCTCAGAGGGATTTGTCGCGCTGGACGAGGGGCGGAAGTTCATTGGCATCGAGTTGAAACCTGGTTACTTTTCGACGGCGATTAAGCACCTGGAAAGCGCGGAGGCGTATGCGGGGGCGCAAGGAGGGCTATTCGATGCAATCGACTGACAATGCCATCGCTACCGCCCAGCGCGAACAGCGGGAAGCGGCGGCGCGGTACATCGCGGACGGTCACCCGATGGCTGAGCTTGGCATGGGCGACTGGTTTGCCGAGGAGTTTTTGATGGAGCAGGAGGCACAGACATGACCCGCCTGTGGACCCTAGCCGAATCCCGCCTGATCGCTGAGCGGGTGATGGAGTGGCAGGTAACCGAGCACAATGGGCGGCTGTTCCGCGTCGATGGCGGAATAGTTCCAGACTGGCCACATACTGACGCGGGCGAGGTACTGGCGGCGATACAGATGGACGGGTGGTGTGTTGATGGCTGGTGGACCGCGGCAAGCCATACGTTCTGCCTGCGGCTGCGGCACCCGATCACCAAAGACGCAGCCGAGGGCAACGCGCGGGAGTGGTCCGAGGCCGTGATGCTGGCGGTTTTGGCGGCGGTGGAGGGATGAGGCCGCCCGACGTCGAACTCGTCGTCCTTGGCGTGCCAGGGCCGCAAGGCTCGAAGCGGCACGTAGGCGGCGGGCGCATGATCGAATCCAGTAAGAAGGTGAAGCCGTGGCGCGATTCCGTGGCCTGGGCCGCGCGGGAGGCGATGGCGGGCCGTCCGCCGATTGACGGGCCCGTGCGATGCCAGATGGTGTTTATTTTTCCGCGGCCGAAGTCGCGCAAGCGCACGGCGCTGCATGACCGCAAGCCGGATCTCTCGAAGCTCATCCGCTCGACTGAAGACGCGCTGACCACGGGAGGGGCCTGGGCGGACGATGCGCGGGTGGTGGAGTATGTGACCACATGCAAGCGGTACGCCGATGAGATGCCACCGGGCTCAATTACGAGCGGCGCCGCGATCCGGATATGGCGGGCCGTCCCATGACCATCCTCGAACAACTCAAGCGCGCTGGCGCCGTGCTGGTGCGACAGAAGAATCATCAGGTGTGGCGGCTGCCGAACGGGCGGCGCTACGTGATGGCGACAACGCCCAGCGACGGGCGGGCGGGTAGGAATCAGGCGGCCGTGTTGAAACGGCTGATGCGGGCGAAGTAGACGGGGCCGCTATGCCGACGCGGCCGGAAAGAGGGAGCAGATGAAGCGAGAACAGGGGTGCGGCTATGGCACGCGCCCGTAACATCAAACCGGGATTCTTCGAGAGCGACGACCCGGCCAAGGTCGGCTACCCGCAGCGCCTTCTGTGGATTGCCATGTGGACGCTTGCGGACAAAGAAGGCCGCCTGGAGTACCGTCCGACGCGGCTCAAAAAGTACGCCTTCGGCTTTGATCCGGCGACCGTGGACGACGTCGCGCAGTGGGTTCACGACCTCCACGACGCCGGGCTGATCGTCCTTTACCCGGTCGGTTCGGTCAAGGTGATCCAGTGCGTGAACTTCCTGAAGCACCAGCGGCCGCATTATAAGGACCCGGAAAGCGAGTTTCCGCCTCCATCAGGCCAAATCAATGATAGGCCAATGATAGAGCAAAATCCCAGGATTCCCCAGGAATTGCCTCTATCATACGTCAATGATAGGCCGATTCCCCAAAGTTCCCCAGGATTCCCCAGGATTCCCCAGGATTTGGGCCTATCATCGGCCAA